CATACGAAATGCCGGCCGGGGCTCCACGGGGCCAAGGGGGTCCCGAAAAATAGAGCGAAATGAGCAAAGAAAGCGAGATAAAGCGCGAGCTGAAAAAACTTCAGAAGATATTCGCAGACATACCGGAAGATAAGCGGGACTTAGTGGACGGACTGATCGAGAACGCAGCGTTCATGGTGGTCACGCTAAGAGATCTGGCAGCGGATGTCGCGAAAAACGGGCCTGTGATCACAGCGGTCAACGGAAACGGCTTTGAGGTGACGCAGGAAAACCCGGCGCAGCGCTCGTACAACTCGATGGTGCAGAAGTACACGGCCGTAATGAAGGAACTGAACACCTACTTGCCGACAACCAGGGCTCAGGAAGTCGCCCAGGCAGGAGATCTGCTGAAGGCTTTCGTAATGGCAGGCAAACCACAATGAACTGGGTCAAGGCGTACTACAAGAAGATCGAGGCTGGAGAGATCCTCACGTGCACCGAGACCAGGAACATATATAAGCGAATGACAGAGGAGATGGATGATGAGTCCCTCTCCTTTTACTTTTCAGAAGCCAAAGGCGAGCACGCGATCACGTTTATCGAGACGTTTTGCCGGCACTACGAAGGTGAGCACGCCGGTGAGGTCGTGCGCCTCGAGCTTTGGCAGAAGGCCTTCGTCCAGAATATCTTCGGATGGATGGAGAAAGGCACCAACTACAGGCGGTTCAGGGAGTACGCGCTGGAAGTCCCGCGGAAGCACGGCAAGTCGTTCCTCTCCGGGTGCATTGCGGTCTATATGCTGGTGGCCGACGGCGAGCCCGGTGCGCAGGTTTATTCGGCAGCCAATAAGCTCGACCAGGCGAAGATCGTCTACAACGTGGCCAAGGCTATAGTCGAGCAATCCCCGGAACTTGCCGCGCTTGTGAGATCCACGCGCGAGGGCCTGTCGTTCGGTATGACTCGGAGCATCATGAAGCCCCTTCCAAACGAGTCAAAATCCTTGGATGGGTTGAACATCCACTTCGCGTGCATCGATGAGATCCACGAGAGCCGTGACCGGAACCTGTACGACGTTCTGAAGCAGGGATGTAAAGCACGTCGGCAGCCTCTGATCGGGTGCATTACAACTTCGGGCTTCTTCCGGGAGGGGCTCTATGATGCCCTGCACGAGTATTGGACGAACGTGGCCAACGGGGTCGTGAAGGACGACCGCATCTTCCCCGTCATTTATAAGCTGGATGACGAAGATGAGTGGACAAATGAGGCAATGTGGTACAAGGCCAACCCGGGCCTCGGCACCATTAAGAGCCTGCAGCAGCTGCGTGACGACGTGGAACGCGCCAAGAACGACGAGTCGTACCGGCCGACCCTGCTTGTTAAGGACTTTAACATTAAGCAGAACCAGGTAGAGAGCTGGCTGCCATTCGGATCCATTGTGAACGAGACGGTCGTCGATCAGGAATACCTGGATAAATCCTACGCCATAGGTGGCTGCGATCTCAGCGCCACCGTGGATCTAACCTGCGCGACGCTGCTGATCAGGAAGCCGAACGACGACAACGTATACGTGCTGCAGCAGTATTTCCTGCCGCAAAGTAAGCTCGACAGGATAGACGAGCCAGTACACAGGGAAGCCCCGTACAAGTTATGGGCAGAACAAGGTTGGCTTACAGTGTGCGACGGCACCCAGGTCAACTATTCAGATGTTACACAGTGGTTTGTGAAGATGGTCAAGGACCACAACATCAGACCGCTTTGGATATGTTACGACAGAGCGCTCGCCGGCTACTGGGTAGAGGAGATGGAGAGCTACGGCTTCGACATGGAGAAGGTCGCCCAGGGTCCGTATACCTGGTCGCAACCCATGAAGGAGATGGGGGCAGCGTTCGAACGGCATCAGGTGATCTACCAGAATAACCCGATGCTGCGCTGGTGTCTGGCAAACACCGCGAAGAAGTCGCTGAACAGGGATGGCATCGAGACCATCCAGCCGGTGAAAATCGTCAGACAGAGACGTATAGACGGAATGGTCAGTCTGCTGAACGCCTGGGTCGGCTACGTGAAGCACTTCGAGGAGTATATGCCCTACGTGAGGTAACAATGGGAGTTTTACAGAAACTATTTGGCAATACGAAGCTGTACCAGAAGTACACGACCTTCAAGGAGCTGGGCAGCTACAGAGCCATTTTCAGTCCGTTCGGCGGACAGATCTATAAGAGCGAGCTTGTGCGTGCCTGTATCAGGCCGCTGGCGGAGCAGACGTCGAAAGCGAACCCGCACAGCAGCGATAAGCGCATCGAAAAGCTGCTGACCTACACGCCGAACCCGTTCATGAACGGCAAGGACTTCCTGGCTAAGTGCAGAAACATCCTTGAGGTCAAGAACACGCTGTTCGTTTACATCGTCAGGGACGATCGAGGCCGCGCAAGTGGCTTCTACCCTGTTCCGTATGCGAGCTATGAGGCGGTGGAGTATCAGAACGGCCTGTTCATCAAGTTCACGTTCAGTTCCAACGCGATGAAGGAGCTGATCGTGCCGTGGGCGGATCTCGCAGTCGCCCGCAAGGACTACCTGTTCAGCGACATCGGCGGCGAGGACAATGCTGCACTGCTGCCTACTCTGGAGATGATCAACACGACCAACCAGGGCGTGGCCAACGCGGTCAAGTCGACGAGCAACCTGCGCGGGATCCTGAAGAACACGAAGTCGATGCTCGACAGCGAGGACATCAAGAAGTCCCGCGATCAGTTCGTACAGGACTACCTGAGCCTGGAGAACGCCGGCGGCATTGCCGCGCTGGATCCGACGATGGAGTTCATCCCGATCACGATGAGCCCTGTGGTCACGACCTACGACCAGATGAAGGAGTTCCGGGAGAACGTCTACCGGTACTTCGGCGTGAACGAGCACATCGTAGAGGGATGCCCGACCGAGGAAGAACAGGAAGCCTTCTACCAGCAGCGCATCGAACCGTTCCTGGTCGCACTGTCGCTGGAGTTCACGAAGAAGGTCTTCACGGAGCGCGAGCGGGGATTCGGTGCGTTCATCGAGTTCGCAGCAGACCGGCTGCAGTTCGCGTCCAGCAAGACGAAGCTGTCGTTGGTGTCTATGGTCGACCGCGGCGCTATGACGCCGAACGAATGGCGTGCCGTATTCAATCTGCCGGCGATCGAGGGCGGAGATCTCCCGATCAGAAGACTCGATACCGCAGCTGTAGATCCGGACGGCACCACCGTACAGGAAGAAGAACCTGCCGAAGAACCGGCAGAACCTGCGGAAGAGCCCGCAGAGGAGGAAACAGATGATCAGAGATAATCGTGAATACCGTTCGATGCCTCTGCTCCACAAGCGGGCAGAAGCAGAACCGGAAGAAAACTATATCGTAGAGGGTCATGCAGCCACGTATGACGAGTACCTGCTCTTCAATGATGGCATGAACGACTTCTACGAAAGAATTGATCCGCACGCGTTCGATGAAACCGACATGAGCGACGTCGTGTTCCTGATCGACCACGATGGCCGCGTGTTTGCGAGAACCCGGAACGGATCCGTGCAGCTGATGCACGACGATATTGGCCTTTTCTGCCGTGTGGATCTCTCCAGATCCAGCTCGGCACGCGGAGTCCACGAGGACATCATGTGCGGCAACTACGACCAGATGTCCTTCGCCTTCATCGTAAAGGACGACGAGATCACCCGCGACGACAAGGGCTATCACAGAGTTATCAAGAGCGTAGGGAAGCTCTTCGATATAAGTGCGGTTAGTTTCCCGGCTAACCCACATACCAGCATCGGAAAATCGGCGCGGTCTGCCTTCGATGGATTTATCGAGGAAGAAAAAAGGCTGGAGTTAGCCAAGGCCGAGGAAGCTCGTAAGCTGGAACAAGCAAAGCAAAAATATATGGAGGTCAAACATGACGAACGAAAAGAGAGTGGCCTTCAATGCTGAGCTTTCCGAAATGACACTGGAACAGGTCAACGAACGCCTGGCTTCTGATGAAGTCGAAGTTCGCGACTCTGAGGATCTGGAGTTCATTGCGGAAAAGACCGAGCAGAAGGAAATGCTGCTTGAACGTAAAGCTGAGCTTGAAGACCTCGAAACCCGTAAGGCCGCAGCCGAAGCCCTGAAAGAGGGCGACGCTTTCGGCAATTCCATTGAAGAGAAAGGAAACGAAATGGAACAGATCTACACCACCGCTTCCCCCGAATACAGAAGCGCATTTTTCAAGAGACTCCTCAACCAGACTCTGACCGAGGCTGAAGAGAGAGCCATCGTCCAGTCCGGCGGCAACGGCGTTATCCCCGTAGAGACCGCGAACGAACTGGTCCACAAGATGAAGGAAGTAGCTCCGCTGCTCTCCGAGATCACCCTGTCCCGCGTGGCCGGAATGGTCACCGTCGGCACCCTGCTCAACCCGGACGATGCTTATCTGCACGCCGAGACCAGCACGATCACCGCGTCCAACGATACGCTGGCATATGTCACCCTGGGTGGCTATGAGTTCGCTAAGATCGTACCTGTCTCCAAGTCCATGCAGGCCATGAGCGTCGACGCTTTCGAAGGCTGGCTCATCGACATCATCTATGAAGATGTCGCAGCCAAGATCGAGAACGCGATCATCACCGGTACCGGCACCAACCAGCCTGGCGGCCTCGGCTCCATCACCATGACCGCTGGCACCAACCTGATCAGCACCACCGTAAGCATCACCTACGACGATGTCTGCACGCTGATGACCTATCCCGCCAAGGGCTTCCGCAAGAAGGCAAAGTTCCTGTGCAACAGCTCCTTCGTCTTCACCGGCCTGGCCAAGATCAAGGACGATCAGAACAGACCCATCTTCGTCGAAAGCATGGCTGCAGGCGTTCCTGGCAGACTGATGGGCAGAGAAGTCCTGGTCAGCGACGAGTGTCCGGACGACACGCTGTTCTATGGTGACTTCACCAAGATCTTCGGCAATCTGTCCAGCGACATCGAGGTCGAAGTATCCGAGCACTCCAGCTTCAGAGCTGGCATGGTCGACTACAGAGGCTTCGCCGTCTTCGACTGCAAGGTCGCAGCACCCAGAGCCTTTGGTAAGTTTAAGAAGAACTAATCCATAGCGGAATAGTTTTCTGCGGAGGCAGGTCTTTCTCCGGCGGCCTGCTTCCGCCTTTTTATTGCCGGAGGAGAAGCCGGAGGAAAATATGAAGATCTTAGTGGGAGTCCCCTGCATGGAGACTCTTCCGGTGGACTTCGTGAACAGCCTGCTGCGCCTGAATAAGGGCAAGCACGAGGTTGACATCCACCTGGAACCGCTCTCGCTGGTGTACATCGCACGCGAGCGCATCGTAGAAGTCGCCATCAAGGGCAACTATGACTACCTGCTGTTCCTGGACAGCGACATGGTATTCACGCCGGATCTGCTGCGTAAGATGCTCGCGGCAGACAAGGACATCGTATCGGGGCTCGCGTTTATGCGGAAGCCTCCGTACAATCCGTGCCTCTATAGCAGGCTGCGCCTGGGCGTAGCTGGCGAACGCGAGGAAGAGTTCCTGACGGACTTCGATGCCGGGTTGGTCCCCATCGAGGGCTGCGGAATGGCGTGCTGCATGATTAAGGTGAGCGTCCTGAAAGAGATGCGATCGCACAACAGTTCTCTCTTCTGGCCGTATTACGGCTACGGAGAAGACCTGACCTTCTGCATCAAAGCGCGGAAGGACAAGTTCGAGATCTGGGGCGACACACGTATCAAGGTCGGTCACCTGGGCGGCACGATAATCCTGGAAGACGCGTACAAAGAATGGAACGAGGTCGACAAATGAAGATTCTGATCGGCGGCCCGGCACGCCAGGACGTGCCCATTTTTACAGAGCATCTGAAGACGATCAAGGAGCTCGAACTTCCGGACGGCGTCTCTGTGGATCTCTTTTACATCCTGAACGACTGCCCGGAACTGAAAGAGCTTCTGGATCCGAACCAATACGTCGAGATCAACACCGGCGACGAGTACATCCGGACCGAGAAGAACCACGACTGGTCTGCATGGAACCTGAATAAGATGAGCGTGCTGCGTAACCGCTTCCTGACGGAAGTCCTGAAGGGCGGCTACGATTACGGAATGTTCGTGGACACGGATGTCTGCGTGCATCACGAGACGCTCAAATGGCTGCTGGCAGCCAAGAAGGACATCATCGCGGAGATCTTTTGGACGCGGCACCGCCCGGATGCGCAAGAAGTCTGGGCGAACTGCTGGGACTTTGACCAGTCTGTGTATTTGCCAGGATCCGCGGAGAAGTGGATGCAGCCTGGCGTCTACCGTGTAGGCGGAACGGGCGCCTGTATGCTCGTATCTGCTGACGTACCCAGAGCCGGTGTGAATTATAACCCGTTTTACAGCATCCGGCACTGTTTGCGTGGCGAGGATCGCTGGTTTATGCTCCGCGCCGAGGCAGCAGGCTTCGAACTGTACGTGGATACGCACGTTCCGGCCTGGCATCTGTACCGGCAGAGCGAGTACAAGGAATACATGAGGTATATCTATGGCATCGACATTTCTTGATGACGTAAAGGTGGCCCTGCGGATCACCCATACAAAACTGGACGCAGATCTGACGGCGAAGATCGCTGCAGCACGTGACGAACTTGTCCGGCTTGGCGTAGCTGAATGGCGTGCGGCCTCTGAGGATGACCCGCTCATCGTGGAAGCCATCAAAACGTACTGCCAGCACAAGTACACCGACGACGAGAAGGCCCAGGAAGGCTACTGGAACTCCTGGGTGACTCAGGTGGACGCGCTGCGCAAGTCCTCGAACTACATGAAGGAGTGACGCCGATGTGTAACGACGTGATCAAGCTGGTCGCCAAGACCTATACGCTGGACGCGTATGGAGACGTATCAGCTTCCAAAACTCCTCGCGAAGTGTTCGCTGAGGTACGCAGCATCGGCATGAAGGAAAAGTACGAGGCGCTGCAGGCGGGACTCAACCCGGAACTGACCTTCGTACTGGCCGATTACTACGAGTACGACGATGAAGACGAAGTGGTCTACAACGACAAAACGTACCGGGTGATTCGGACGTACCGCAACGGGCAGACCATCGAGCTCGTGGTCACACGAGACGCGTCGGTGCCTGCTGCAACGACCACAACGGCGTCCATTTCCCCGACGGTACCGTTGAACAGTACCGAGGAGGGCGACGATGGCGGTACCGAGTCAAACTAAGTTCAAGCGCGGCGGCGTGGAGCTTGTGAACTCCTGCGACCGGGCGAACTACTACATCGAAGAGCTGACAAGAGCAGCCCTGAAGGACGTGGGCAAGTTCGTCTGCCGGGAGGCACGCAAGGGCATCCACCGTATTACCGGACGCGTGGCGAAGAATACCCAGTATTGGGTCCGCAAGAAGGAGCAGGACTGCTTAGTCGGCTTCAAGACCGCCGGCTGGTACGGGTCCTATCAGGAACTCGGCACCGAAAAAACGCCGAAGGTCGGAGCACTCCGGAACGCCGTCGACGCGAACATCGACATGATCCAGAAGATCGAGGCACAGTATCTGTCCGCGATCGAGGACGAATTGAACGCGCAAAGCCTTATCAACGAAGAGGAGGAGCTGGGCGACGATGAAAACTGATACCAATAAGCTCCGCAAGGAAGTCCGGACCGTTCTGTCGAGTGCTCTTACCGGCACGACCGACAGGATCTATTACCTGAACTTCCCGAAGCCCGCTACGTATCCGTACGTAGTCTTCGAGCTGCGCGAGGTGCAGTCCGTAGACGGCAAGACCAGCTACACGCTGGAAGTCGATGTGGTTAGCCAGAGCGCAAGCACGACCGTCAGCATGGCCGACGCGATCACAAACGCCCTCGATCATGACGCGGTCTCAACTACAGATCTCTTTTTCCACTCGTACCGGGCAAGACGGTATGCAGTGGTTGAGGAAGATAAATCAATCCAACGGGTCCACCTTCAGATGGACCTCTTTTATTACACCAAGGAGGAATAACGAATGATCAGAAGTCTTTCCACCAACACGCCGACCAATCTGCTGCTGGGCGTAGGTGCCTTCTACAAGAACTTCAACACCGCTTCTGATACCCCGGCGACTGCTACGAGCAAGCTGCTGGGCGCAACGGATGGCGGCGGCACGCTGGCGATCGTTCCGCAGATCAGACAGGTCTCCGTGGACGGCGCTCCTGGCGATGTAAAGGGTCTGAAGGTCAACGACGGCTACACGGTCACGATGACTGTCAACCTGAAGGAGGCGACCCTGGCGAACCTCGAGCTGGCACTCGGCGCTTACACGACCGCGTCCATCACCGGCGCAACCAAGGCGACCGGCAAACACGAGATCGTAGACGGCGACTACATCAACAGCATCACCTGGGCAGGTACGCTCGCCGGCAAGTCCAACCCCGTTTACATCACGATGTCCAACGTCCTGAGTGTAAACGGACTGAACCTGTCCGTCAGCGACAAGAATGAGGCAGTCATCCCCGTGACCCTCACCGCTCACTACGCACTGGCTGACCTCGACACTCCGCCGTTCGAGATCATCTACCCGAACGCTTAGTGCGCAACCTACTCACAGAAGACCTCTTCAAGGCCGTTCGCGTCATCAAGGCCAGCGGCCTGAAGGAGGAGGTCCGGCCCATGCTGAAAATGGCAGCAGAGGGCAAGTCCGACATCATGAGTGTCGGCATCGAAGGAATTATGACTGTAATCGGCGCTTTGGCGGAGAGTGGCGTCGAGAAGCAGCTCTATCAGTTCTTATCCGGACCCTTTGAGATGGAGCCTGAAGAAGTCGCACGGCTTGACGTTGTCGACCTGTGCAAGGACATCGAATGGCTCTGGAAGGAGGGCAACCTGCAGCCTTTTTTCGGGCAGCTGTCCAACTTGATTGGTACGAAACCCTTGATCTGATCGGCGACAGGTACGACCTTGTGCTGCAGATGGACCTCGAAGAAGCGATTGGCTATATCAAGCACCGTGCGCAGAAGCGCATCGACGACCTGATCTTCCAGCGCTGGATCGCGGGCCCGCAGTACCAGATGAGCCTCGACGAGTTCAAGACGAAGCTGACACCGGTAAAGGCACGCAGCGACGAAGAGATCCTCGAAGAGGTGTATGCCGTATTTGAAAAGGCGGGTATTAAATGAATATTTTCACGCTTACCGGCACCATCCTCGTGGACAGTGCCAAAGCAGAACAATCTATAAGCAAAACAGGCGAACAGGCGGACAGCCTCGGTTCCAAGCTCGCTGGCGGCATCAAGACCGCGGCGAAGTGGGCCGCTGGCGTTACGGCTGCAGCCGTAGCTGTTGGCGGCGCAATGGTCGCGATGGCGAAGGATACCGCTGCAGCTGCTGACACTGTTGACAAAGGAGCGCAGCGCATGAAGGTGTCCACGGATGCCTATCAGGAACTTGCGCACGCGGCTGACCTGTCCGGTGTGTCTATGAGCACTCTGGAAAAGGCGGCGAAGAAGCTGGAAGGCACGGACATCAACTTCGACGAGGCGATCGACCAGATCTACGCGCTCGAAGATGCAGAAGACCGTGCTGCACTGGCAGCTGAACTGTTCGGCGACTCGGTGGCCTATCAGATGACCCCGATGCTGAACGCTTCAGCAGAAGACATGGCAGCAATGCGCCAGGAAGCGCACGACCTCGGCCTTGTAATGGGCGAAGAGGCGGTCGCAAACGGCGCGGCCATGAATGATATGTTTGCTAAGGTCGAGGGCAGTATCTCGGCTCTGAAGAACTCCCTGATCAGCGACTTCATGCCGTACATCATGGAGATCCTTCAGTGGGTCATCGACAATATTCCGCAGATACAGGACACTGTGAAGTCGGTCATGGATGCCGTATGGCCCATCGTGAAGGCTGTCTTCGACCTTATTATGCAGGCGCTGCCGCCTCTGCTGGCGGCGATCAAGTCCTTCTTAGACTGGATCATGCCGTACCTGACGCCCATCATCAACGCCATCAGCGGCGTGGTAGAGGGCGTGATCGCCCTCATCAACGGCGACGTGGAAGGCTTCGTCACGAGCGTGACCGACCTGCTCAGCACTCTGATCGGATCCCTGCTCGGTATCGGCGAGGACATCTTCAACAGCCTCTGGGACGGCTTCAAGAACATCTGGGGCAATATTACCTCATGGGTAAGCGAGAAGGTCTCCTGGCTGAAGGACAAGCTCGCCTTCTGGCGCAGCGGCCAGGCTGAGATGGACGGAACCAAGGGATCTCACGCAGCAGGCCTCCCGGTCGTCCCCTACGACGGCTACGTGGCAGAGCTGCACCGTGGCGAGACCGTCATGAACGCCGGCGCGGTCAACGAGCTGACGGATGCTATCAGGAAACTCGGCAGCACGCAGCAGTCCGGTCCGTCTCAGCCCATCAACGTGCAGCTGACACTGGACGGCAAGACGCTGGCGCAGCTGCTCGTGGATCCGATCAAGCAGGCGTCGCGTTTCAATGGCAATAACTATATCACGATGGGAGGCAGCGCGATATGACACTGACTTATGCCGGCTATAACCTGGCTGATTATACAAGCAAGTATGGCGTCAGCGTGGTGCCCCGCACCGTAGAAGGCCCGAACCCGATCAACTCGATCGCCGGCACGTATGAGCCTGATCCGCTGGCCCTGAAGAAGGACGTCACGGTCAAGTGCTGGGACATCCTCACAGACGACCAGATGAACGTTCTCTGGACGCTGGCATCCAATGCAGTGGACGTGCCTTATCAAGATCTCCTGTACGTGTCTGGAAACATCTCGATCTCCGGCAAGTACAGGATCTCGGTCGGTCAGTCTGACACCATGCTGGACACTTCTGAGCGCAAACTCTTCGGAGGCGTCGTTCTGACGTTTACGCAACGATGAGCAACTACAACAAGATCACCTACAACGGACGGAACATTCTGGACGATGATATAGCGCTCGGCGGGCTAACGAACAACCTGATGCTTTACCAGGCCTTGATCAGCGAGGAGTTGAAGCCGGACACGTTCGTGTTTCACCTGGCATACGACAAAGGCAAACTCGTTGTCCTGAAGGATTCCGATGGAAAGTACCTGTTGGACTCCAACGGGAAGCTGCTCGTCGCAAAGGCTGATGCGTTTGATCCGGAAGACTTCACGTTCGGTGATCCGCTGAACTATTACATCAACAACGGATCCACGCTGGTAGGCAAGTTCTACGTCAAATCCGTAACGCGTGTGGCTCGGCGCGTATACCGCTTCGAGTGTATGTCTGCCATCGGTCTGCTCACTTATCGCGGGCACAATGGCGGGATGTACAACACAACGATGGGGAACGTAATCGCCGAAATAATGGACGATATTCCCTATACGATCGACGCGGATCTCGCGGACGTGACGGTATCCGGGCCGCTGCCGAAGGTGCAGGCCGCAAGAGATAACCTGCTCGCCCTGCTCTTTATGAGCGGCGGAGCGGTCAAGAAGGCAGCCAACGGCAACATCAACTTCGGGTACATCGGCTCCGGATCCGCGAAGGCCATACAGGATACAAACCTGGATGTCAGCGGCTCCATCTCGCACCTGGCACCTGCCACGCGGGTAGAAGTCACGGCTCACGAGTTTCACGCGCTGCCGGATGACGAAGAAGTCGTTCTGTACGACAACACCGGCGGCGTAGCTGCGGATCATCTGGTCGTAGACTTCCAGGAACCGTGCCACGACCTCGTAGCTGTTGGCTTGACGATAAACTCCAGCAACGCGAACTACGCGATCGTGAGCGGCGTGGGCACACTGACCGGACAGAAGTACACGCATACCACGTCCCTGTATGCTCTCAATACGGGCGTAAAAGCCGAGCCGAACATCATCCAGGTCACGGACAATATGCTCATTAACCCGGGTAACGTCGCAAATGTGGCAAAACGGATCGCCGGCTACTACGGCATCGCCCAGGAAGTCGACTACCTGATGCGCGTCACGAACGAGCGCCCTGGTGACAAGGTGACCTTCAAGGATCCGTGGGACGGCCAGCAACTGACAGGCTTTATTAAGGAAATGAACGTGCAACTGTCCAAACGGCTGAACGCAAACACCAAGATTGCCCTGAACTGGACGCCTGGACCGTTCGGCGACTCCTACTCGAATTACCGGATCTTCCGAGCCAGCGACATCACTGGATCACATCGTCTGAATATCCCTGCTGCCATGCAAGGGGCACAGGCGCTTATCGTGTTGATCAGTGGCGCTGGCGGCGGACAGGCAGGGTATGACGGCGAGCAAGGTGCTGCGCGGGGTGGAATAAACGAGTTCAACAATCCTACGCCGCAACTTGGCGGTGCAGGAGGCGACGGTGGTCAACCTGGCGAGCGTCCTCGCTTTATCAGCTTTTATGAGGATACTCTTCCGTCATACTACGATAATGCTGCCATCGGTGCAGGCGGGGCTGGCGGGGCATCCAATGGAGCACTTGGCTCTGCTGGAGGAGAAACCACTCTGGGTATTTACTCCACACAGGATGGTACTCAGCTCATCGACGACTACACGAACTTCCTGACAGGCGATGCTTACGGCCGAATAAATGATGCAGGCGAAGCGGGCTCTGCCGGTGGCATCGGTGCTGGCCGTGGAGCCAATCAAGCTGATATGTCAACAGATGGCGACGCGCACGTATGCGAAGATGGAACAGTCACGCCTGGTGGCCTGAGGCAGCCAGCTCTTTCGTACACTTACAAGCAGGGCAATAATGCAAGACGGTACCGTGATATGGGAGGTGCTGGCGGCGGTGGATCCGCGCATGGAGCACAAGGCGGCCCTGGCTACTGTTCGTATGACCTTACAAGCGAAAACGACAAGCTGGGTTCGTATGGAGGTGACGGCGCAAATGCTGTCGCGCCTGCAAAGGCGGCTGAGACTGTAACGGGTCGAGGAGGTCACGGCGGTGGCGGTGGTGGCGGTGCCGCACAGTGCTATCTGAAGACAGATGGATCAAGCGGCTTCTCGTATTCGTTCAACTATGGCGGTGCTGGTGGAATCGGATCCGCAGGCGGTCAGGGCGGCGACGGTCTGATCATCGTCTACTATAACCCCGCTTAGGAGGTAAACATGGCTTTAATAGATCTGGCTGATTGCTATCAGCTGAACGAAAGCGGCGCTCAGGTCGACAAGGTCACCGGACTGCCGTATAAGAACGAAGGCCTCACCGCAGGCGAGAAGGCGCAGTTCCTAAAAGGGATCGCCGGCGTCGTAAAGGTGTCGTTTTCGTCCTTCTCTTCCCTGCCCCAGACGGTATCTGATACCGATGTAACGGCTACTCAGGAAGTCGTGCACGCGGTGCTGTCGAACCCTGCTGCGCAGACTGGTGACTGGACGGTCACTACGGCCGCTGGCAGCGTAACGGTCTCCGGCACCATCAATGGCTCGACAACCTTGACACTATATCTCGCTGAACCCGTATAAGGAAAGGAGAACTCATGGACTTTTTCTATCTCGTAATCGAGGAGCAGATGGCTGCGAGCGGGACGTTGGCGGCGCTTACGTCATACTACACGGACTACAACGACGCGCTGGCCAAGCTGTACACCATTCTGGCTGCAGCTGCGAAGAGCACCATCCCGTACCACAGCGCGTGCATCAAGCGCTCTGATGGCATCATCATCGAGGGCAAGACGTTCGACCGCCGGAAGGAGGACTAACATGAAGAATTACATTTTCTCCCATTATGGGGGGGGTACGCAGAAAGGAGGTTTGCGTTGGTTTAACGCTTGCCTCCACAGGACACCTGAAAGGGGGTCCGAGGCATAGGGAGGTGGACTCCCGTGGCTGAAAGTATTATCAAATGGGGCTCTAATTCTGCTTATATGCGGAACAACGTCAGCTTGAACTTAGACAATCAAAGCCTGACTGAAGAAAACATAAAAGCCGCAATTTTGCCGTATATGCAAAAGGTTGGCACATCGTTCCTGAATATGCGATTTAGTGGCGGCCAGCACGTTACAGCTCTTGTTTCAGCGAGCGGCGGTTTCGCGTTGGCAATAGTGTTTTCGTATTATTACGCAGGCGTTTTGAACCTCTACAGATACCACTCAACAAACGGGTGGACAAAATATACGCTCACGGGGACACAAGTATAACCCTATGCCGAGCATACCTTGGCGACAAGCACAATGCAGAAAAGCATAAAACTTTCGCCCGTGACGATCGCGGCAAACGACGTAACGGGATTGGAAAATGCCTTTCAAAACGCGGCAAGCTGGACAACATTTTCAGCGTCTGCTGCATCCTCGCAGGGCATAGCCGTTTGGGGCTTCAAAGCTGATGCTACTTTCGTGACGTATTTCTTTTTCGTACAAAGAACGCACGGACAAGGCATCGGCAAGCGAAACGTAGACGGAACATGGGAGTTTTATAAGTTCTTATAACCAACGCCATTTTATATGGCCTACTACACACACACACACACACACACAGCGTACATATGTTCGGAAGGAGGCAAGCGCACTTTAGTCTTGTCTCCGGGAAGATCTCCGAAAGGAGGTCTGAGGCATAGTCAGACGGGGGGTGACTCCCGTGGCTGAAAGCAAAATGCCATTCTACAGTGCTACACCTATATCTGAAGGGACGTCCATAACGACGAGCACTTCGCTTGCGTATACGGGGTTTAGTGTAACAATTCCAGCAAACTCAGCGTTCGGAGTGTTTTTTCAAGCGATGTATAACTCGTCTGCCCCACTCGAGATTTTACTAAGTAATAGCAGCTCAGGGGCAAATCCATACCAGACATTAGCGCATGACCCGGATGGTGCTCATATATCTTTCTCAGGATGGACAGCATCTTCTGCAATAACAATCTATGTATGGGCGAAGTACGCAGGAGCATCTTCAAACCAAATTATCGCACGAGGTTGGTATAAGCGCATTTAGCCATTCTATGCCGAGAACATCTTGGCTACAAGTACGATTAAAGGAAAAACAGGAACAACTTTGCCAGCAGTAACCGTAACAGCCGTGGCAGGCGCCACAGTAGGCGCGTTGCAAGCCTATATCGAGGGCAACCTTTTGAAAGTCAATGCCGTGCTGAACTTCAACGGCATGACGTTCGTCAACAACGACACGCTCATTACCATAACAGGGTACAAGGCACTGGGGCGTACCGATGCCTGGGGCTTCCCAGAGAGCGGTACAGGCCTCATAAAAGCCGTAATAATGAACAATACGTCCCTGATCCGGATCTCGGCGGTTGGCAACTGCAAATTGACTGGGTTTGATGGTTTCTATGACTTCTCTATGGTTATTCCAGTCGTTCCTGCATAACCAAAAGTGCGCCATAGCATTATGGCAACATCGACAATGAAAAAACCAAACGTGATTATAGACGATCAAGTATATGCCGATGGGTCAAAAACACCGGACTTATACAACGCTGGAATTACGTTAGAAATCACTTCAAGCAGTGCAGGCATACCTGCACGGTATGGGGTCCTTTTAACATTCAAGGGATCTGCAGCAAGAATAACCCAGCTGGCTACTGGTATCGACGCTTCCAACAACCCTGTTGCGGCCGTACGGTCCGCAGCTTCACAAACAACGTGGTACAGCTGGACACAGTTATAAACAAGGAGAACACAATGGCATCTATTATCCGAGGCACGACGCCTCCGGTGAAGTTCACATTCAGCGAGATATCCGTGTCTGACATCACGGCAGCATACTTCACTATCCAGCAGGCCGGCAAGACGGTCATCGAAAAAGACCTGACCACGGCCACGATCGGCGAAGAGGACCTGTCGTGGACGCTCACACAGGAAGAGTCGCTGCAGCTGGACGCGAAGCTGAACGCCCTGCTGATCTGCGACTGGAAGCTGAACGACGGCACCAGAGGCAGAAGTCAGGTGCTGGACGTAAACGTAGGCAACCCGGGCAAAAATGAGGTGATCTAATGACCGAAGAACTCGTGATCGACGGCGCGGTGTCGCTGGAGATCCAGGAAGACGGAGAGGTCGACCTCGATGTGATGGTGGACGGAGATCCGGGGACTTTTATGCCGGTATATCCGCCAGCATACGCGGGTGCAACGACTGTCATTCCAACAGAACAGACACAAACGCTGGCGACCGAAGGCCTTATGCTCTCGGAAGACGTGACGATCGAGGCCATACCGAGCCAATACATCGTGCCGGCAGGTACGAAGCAGATCACTGCGAACGACGAGTATGACGTGACCGAGTATGCAGCAGTAGACGTCCAGATCCCGGACCCGGCGCTGCAGACGAAGTCCGTCACACCGACGGAAAGCGCGCAGGAGATCACTCCGGACAACGATTACTACGGTCTGGCAGAGGTCGATGTGGCGGCCATTTCGTCCACTTATGTAGGCAGTGGTATTTCGCGGAGATCCGGATCAGATCTGTCTGCCAGTGGACGCACGGTAACTGTCCCGGAAGGCTATTACGACCAGTCCGCCACGAAAAGCGTTACCCAGGGCAGCGCAGGCACGCCGACGGCCAGCAAGGGTACCGTCAGCGGCAACAAGGTCACGATCACGCCGTCGGTCACCAACTCCACCGGCTACATTACCGGCGGAACGAAGAACGGCACCGGCGTGGAAGTGAAAGCCAGCGAACTGGTAAGCGGTACGAAGTCCATCTCGGCCAATGGCACCGGCATAGACGTCACAAACTATGCTGCAGTGGACGTGGCCGTACCAGCACCGGCACCGAGCCTGCAGGACAAGACCAAGACATATACGCCAACGACCTCCAACCAGAGCGAGACAATCTCGGCAGACTCCGGGTATGACGGTCTTGGCGAAGTCTCGATCACAGTGAACAAGATCCCGTCGCAGTACATCGTGCCGAGCGGGACCAAGAGCATTACTGCGAACGGAACCGGCATAGACGTCAAGGCGTATGAGTATGCCGACGTAGCTGTACCGAGCGGATCACCGAACCTGCAGACGAAGAGTAAGACCTATACACCTACCACAAGCCAGCAGACGGAAGATGTCACTCCCGATACGGGTTATGACGGATTGAGTAAGGTGACCGTAAAGGTCAATGCTATGCCGAGCGGAAGTGTCACCGCTCCAGCTTCTATCAGCGGGTCATCTGCTACTGTTTCAACTGGTACGAACACCCTGACCTTAACCAAGACCGTTTCGGTCACTCCGTCTGTCACCACAGCAGGCTACGTATCATCCGGAACGGCAGGCAACTCTTCGGTGTCATTGTCCGCTTCCGTGAACACACGAAGCAGCTCTGATCTGTCCGCAAGCGGCGCAACTGTTACCGCTCCGGCCGGATATTACGGGAGCGCTGCATCAAAGGCCGTAGCGAGCGGTACCGAAGGAACCCCAACGGCGACAAAGGGCACGGTCAGCAACCATTCCGTATCGGTCACACCGAAAGTCACCAATTCAGCCGGCTATATCTCCGGATCTACCAAGACCGGCACGGCGGTCACCGTATCTGCATCTGAGCTTGTCTCCGGATCTGAAACAAAGACCGAGAACGGGACCTATGACGTGACCAACCTCGCGGAGCTTGTTGTAAATGTCTCTGGAGGCGGCGGGACCTCGAAGAACACTCAGGTCGTACAAGGCACGACGAGAACTACCTCGTCTTCAATGACCGCAATCGGCGCGGAAATGACCGTATCGAAGGCAGGAACGTATGACGTGTACTGGTCTGCGTTCCGCTCAAATACTTCCTCGAGCTATACCTACGCCACACAGCTATACGTCGGTGGATCTGCATACGGATCCGAGAACACGACCTGGAGCAACCACGTCCAGAATAACCACCTCTCAAACGTATCGCTGGCTGCGAACCAAAAAATAAGGGTGTACGGACGAGAGTCAAGAGGCTCGTCGTATTACATCTACGCACCCACACTCGTTATCGTAGAAAATTAAGAGGCTGCTATGGAAAGCATCACAATCAGCCAGGCGGCTGGGGCATTGGCCTTTATCGTCGCCATCATCGCAGGGATCACGTCCCTGAAGAAAACCATCAAGTCCGGCATCGAAGCTGCCATGAAGGACAAATTCGACGACCTCGAGAAGACCCAGAAGGACATACTCAAGCGTCTGGATGCGGTCGACATCGAAAACTGTAAAAACTTCCTCGTCACCTTCCTCGCGGAAGTCGCCCGTGGCGAAATGAAGGACGAGACGGAGCTGCAGCGCTTTTGGGAGGAGTACGAACACTACCAAAAGCTCGGCGGCAACTCGTACATCCGCAACAAGGTCGAGGAATTGAAAGGACGGAAGCTCTTATGATCATCAATGACAAAGTATACGACGTCCTGAAGTGGATCCAGAGGCTCCTGTTGCCGGCGATTGCCACGCTGTACCTCGCCCTGGGCTCCATCTGGAAGGACATCCTTTATCTGCCCTACCCGGAGCAGGTGGCCGCGACCATCACCGCGATCGACACCTTCCTCGGCGTGATCCTCGGCATCTCCACGGCAAACTATAACAAGCTGCACAGCGAGGACAACAAATGAAAATCACTCCGCAGCTGGTGATCCCGGCAGACGGCAACCCCTACTACAACACGAAGAGCTCCGGTGGATATAATCCATGCATCAAGGGCAACCCGAAGAGCAGGAAGCCGCAGCTGAACGTGCTGCCGAACTGCGTAGGATATGCCACAGGCCGCTTCAACGAGATCGGATCCTGGACAGACTGCCGTTACCTCGGTAACACGAACGCAGCAAATTTTATCACGCTCGCAAGAAAACAGGGCCTGCAGATCACCCAGAGGCCGACCGTAGGCGGCTGCATGGTCTGGAAAGGTGGCAACACCGCAGAAGGCCACGTCGCCATTGTCGAGCTGGATCTGGGCAACCGGGTTGTGACTTCCGAGTCCGAGTATTACGGAAAGGCCTTCACGATCTACACGCGCTTCGGCGATAATTGGAGCGACGGCTGCTACTGGATGGGAAACTCGTACACGTACCTCGGCTGCATCACCAATCCCGCTGTAAAGGAGAACGATCCATTGACATACGAACAATTCTGCAAATACATGACAAAATGGCTGGAGGAGAACGGCGAGATCCAGTTCAACCTCTTCATGCACGCTTGGCTGGCAGCCCTGGCGCAGAAACCTGCTGATGCCTGGGCAGAAGAAGCCATCGAGCGCGTAAAGGAGACCGGCCTGATGGTAGGAGATCCGAGCGGCAACTTCCGCCCGCAGTCCTACGTCAAGCGCGAAGAACTCGCTCAGATCCTCAGCAACATTATTCTCAGCAAATAGGTACTTTCCTACCTACAACCTCCTTTCTTTTTCCCCGGGCGTTCCTCCAGGCGCTCGGGGTTTTTTAGTGCTCAAAAAGAGTCCTGTTTTGAGTCCTGTTTTTGCTGAAAAAGACGAAAACAGACGGGAACAGACGGAGCAAGACGGCGACAAACAGAGCACCACCAAAATGCCCGCAACCCTTGAAAATACAACAAAAAGCCCCGCAGCCGTTGAAACTGCAGGGTTTGTGTTTTGGTGGACCTTAGGGGATTCGAACCCCTGACGAATGTCCATTTTTCAATGCGTGAGACCACTTGAGTCCTGTTGAATAGTCCTGTTTTTGAGCGTTTCGAAATAACTGTCCATTTTGTTGTCCACCTCGATGCGCTCTTCCGTGAAGGTGTGCTGGTAGACGGACTTCATCGTGTGCGGTGTCTTCCAGCCGCCTCGCTCCATCGCGTACTTCTCCGGAATATTCAGCTGCAACATCACGCTGGCGTTGATGTGCCGGAGATCGTGGAAGGTCAGGTCGTAGCCATGCTGCCGGCAGAGCCTCTGAAAGCGGCCATTTATCTGGCGCTGGTTCTGCGTGACGATGTATTCCTGGGAGTGG